AGCCCGTGGTTACTTTTATGTAAAAAATAATGATATATTTTTTTGTTGCCATAATTGTCATAAAAATTGGACATTAGGTCACTTCTTAAAAGAAATTGACCAAAATTTGTATGAACAATATACATTTGAAAAGTATAAGGATGTAAAAAAAGACCATGAAGATTTTTCAGAATTTAAAACCACTACAGAATTTCATCAAATACCACATGACGAATCTGATTCTATTCTGGATAGTTACGATTGTATTGATAAGTTACCTTCCAATCATTTTGCTAAAGAATATCTCATTAAAAGGAAAATACCAGAATTTTTTTGGCGAAGCATATTCTTTATTCCAAATTTTAAGCAATTAGTAAACAAAATAGAACCAGAAAATGAATATGGATTAAAAGAACAAGATCCAAGACTTGTTATTCCATTTTATAATAAAGAAAATAAACTTATTGCTTTCCAAGGTCGCTCATTTAATAAAACTGGAATGCGATATATAACTATTAAAGTTGATAAAGAAGCTCCAAAAATTTATGGATTAGATAGGGTGAATTTAGATAAATGTGTTTACGTTGTTGAAGGACCTTTTGATTCTATGTTCCTTTCAAATGCAATAGCAACCGCAGGATCTAATTTGGCATCCAAAGAATTGGAATTTAAAGATAGTGTTTTTATTTTTGATAATGAAAAGAGATCAAAGGAAATAGTTAAACAAATGGAAAAAGTTATTAATGAAGGCAGAAAAATTTGTATCTGGCCAGATACAATTCAAGAAAAAGATATTAACGATATGGTATTAGCTGGTAGGAATCCAGAACAAATTATAGAAAATAATACCTATCAGGGATTAAATGCGAATATTACATTAGCAGATTGGAAACGATGTTGAAACCCAAAATTTTCAAAAGAGAAAATCGATGGAATCTCCTAATATCTGGGAGTCTTCATATTTTTTGGAGTTGGACAGAAGCAATAGATTTTTTAATAACAAGAAAAATTAGAAATTTAGAATAGAAGGAATAATGCAGAATTATCTACCTACAGATTACCAGGAATATATTCATCTTTCAAGATATGCCCGTTGGCGCGATGATTTACAAAGGAGAGAAAATTGGTTAGAAACAGTAGAACGATATTTTGATTTTTTTGGAAAGAGATTAGAAGATAAATTTGTAGATAGCAGCCGAGAAAATGAACAAAGCCCTTTTGAAATCCAATTCCAAGAGGCCCATAAGGCCGTATTGAACCTTGAAGTGATGCCGTCCATGCGGGCCCTAATGACCGCAGGTGAAGCATTAGAAAAAGATAACAGCGCAGGATATAATTGTGCTTTTATAGGTATAGATCATCCACATACATTTGATGAAATGATGTTCATTTTAATGTGCGGAACCGGTTGTGGGCTTTCAGTAGAAAAACAATATGTAAGTCAACTGCCCACAATAGCACCTAAAATGTATCCGACAAATACAACTATTGTGGTTGATGATTCTAAAATTGGATGGGCAACTGCTTATCGTGAATTGCTTGCTTTATTATGGACGGGTAAAGTTCCTAAATGGGATACAAGTCTTTTACGACCTATGGGCGCGCGCCTCAAAACATTTGGAGGTAGAGCAAGTGGACCTGGGCCATTAGAAGAACTTTTCCGATTTACTGTGGCCACATTTAAGAATGCTGCTGGTAGAAAATTAACTACTCTTGAATGTCACGATATTGTATGTAAAATTGCCGAAATTGTTGTGAGTGGCGGTGTTCGTAGATCTGCATTAATTTCATTATCAGATTTAGAAGATATGCGTATGCGCGATTGTAAATCAGGTGATTGGTGGAAAACAAATCCACATAGACGCTTGGCAAATAATAGCGCAATTTATACAGAAAAACCTCCAATGGGAGTGTTTATGGAGGAATGGTCCTCATTATTCAAAAGTAATTCTGGTGAGCGCGGTATTTTAAATAGAGCGGCTTTAACAAAACATGCTGGTAAAAATGGAAGAAGAAAAGTTTTAAATGATGATAAAACACCTATTTTATTTAGCACGAATCCGTGTGGTGAAATTATTCTCCGTAATAAACAGTTTTGTAATTTATCGGAGGTTGTTATCCGATCTAATGACACGGTAGAATCCATTAAACAAAAAATAAAATATGCCACAATATTAGGAACTTTACAATCTACACTTACAAAGTTCCGTTATTTGTCAGATAAATGGAAAGAGAATACAGAAGAAGAAAGATTACTTGGTGTTTCTCTTACTGGTATTTTAGATAATGCTATTCTTTCTGGACAAAATAAAGATTATAAGTTAAGTGAAGTATTACAGGAATTTCGACAAGTGGCTGTTGATACTAATAAAATATGGGCTGAATTTTTAGGTATTAATCAATCAGTAGCGGTCACGTGTGTTAAACCTTCTGGATGTACTACATTAGATACAATTATTAAAACTAAATATGGTGAATTATCTTTATTAGAAATTTTTATGAAAAATGGTTATTCATTATCATATATAAAAACTTGTCAAGAAAAATGGATTATACCAAAAGTAAAAATAAATGTATTTGATGATAATAATAATGAACAAGAAATAACTAAATTATATATTAATGGTATTGATGATTTATATGAAATTGAATGTATAGATGGTAAAAAATATAAATTTACTCCAAACCATAAATTATTAACTAAAACTGGTTGGAAAAGAGTAGATGAATTAACTGTGGATGATGAATTGATAGAATTATGACCGCAAGAAAAATATATGAAAATTATTATAATATAATTCTTCCGAATAAAATGGAAGTTCATCATATTAAACCATCGTTTGATGGTGGCACCAATGATATTGAAAATTTGGTAGCATTTACTAAAGAAGAACATAAATTGGAACACCTATTTCGTTATATACGATATGGAAATTTTAAAGATTTATGTTCTTTTTATATGATAGGTTATAATTTTACTGAAGCACATAAAATATCATCTGGTGAAGGTGGTAAAATAGGTGGTGCCAAAGTTAAAAAATTAAAAATTGGAATATGTACCACAAATAAAAATAAAAGAAAATTATGGGCATCAATGGGTGGTAAAGTTGGTGGTAAAATTCAATCTGAATTGGGTTTAGGATTTCATAAATATTATCATTTTGATAAAGAAAAACATTTAGAAATATGTTCAATGGGAGGAAAGTCTTCACCAGTATTTAAAGATTCTAAAAATCAAAGTAAATTTGGAAAAATTGGTGGTCCAAAAAATAAAGGATTTAAATGGTATAGTAATGGAATTAATAATTTTAAATACACTAAAAAAGAACAAGAATCATTATCATTTGATAAATTTTTAAAATTAAATCCTCAATTTAGAAAAGGTAGAAAATGAAAATAGTTTCAATACATAAAGTGGAAAAAGATTTTACAGTAGATATTGAAGTTGAAAATTCTCACTGTTATCAATTATCTAATGGAATTATATCACATAATACGGTTTCACAATTAGTAGATTCAGCAAGTGGTATTCATCCAAGATATTCTCAATTTTATATTAGACGCGTGCGCGCAGATAAAAAAGATCCAGTTTCTAAATTAATGAGAAATGCTGGAGTGCCAGTTGAAGATGATGTAACACATCCCGATCAAACGGATGTATTTTCATTCCCTATGAAATCTCCTGATACTGCTATTTTACGGAATGATTTAAGTGCTTTAGACCAATTGCGTTTGGCTATGATTTATCAAAAAAATTGGTGCGAACATAAAACATCTATAACGGTATATGTTCGTGAATCGGAATGGTTAGAAGTTGGCGCCTATGTCTATAAAAATTTTGATGAATTAAGTGGAGTAGCATTTTTACCATTTGATAATGGATCATATCGTCAAGCGCCCTATGAAGAAATAACGGAACAACAATATAATGAAGCATTAGATAAAATGCCTAAAAATATTGATTGGTCACAAATAACCAAATATGAATTAGATGATCAAACTGTTCATTCTAAAGACTTTGCCTGCGTAGGAAATTCATGCGAATTATAGATTTGACAATTTAACATTTTTATGCTATTATAATTGCGGGAGTATATAAAAATGAAGATTCGAAAATATATTGAAAAGTTGGATGATATTTCAACTGATTTGTCTGATTTTAATAATAAAGTACCTATTGATGGATTGGATGAAGAAAATTCAGCTTATGTAACAGGTGTTTTGGATTCGGTAGTATTAACTTTAGATAATATTGCAAATGCACTTGATAGTATTGCTGATGTTATGGATGAAGATGAAAATGCGGAGTATGATGAGTTTGTGGGATCTTCTAAAAAATAATTATGTGGAGCCGGTGGATCCGGCTCCACCAACAGAGGCCGATCTGGATGAGGTTATATTTTGGTATGAAGAAAACTTTAAAGAAATTAACGAATAAAGATATTCGGAAATTAATTCAAGATACACGGGATAAAATTAATGAATTTAACCGTAACTTGAAACACGCGCCTTCTGGATCTCAGAAAAATGAATATAAACATTGGATTCATAAAAGCCGAATTAAATTGAATAAATTGGAAGAAATCGCTAAAGAGGGCACTTGGCATTTGGAGAAAGAATATTGATTCTTATCCACCAGATAAGTAATTTAATATGGACTTATAAATATTTTATGTGATTCCTTGGATCTATAATGGCGAACCGATAACAATTCCTCCAGAAGGAATATTTGGTTTTGTTTATAATATCAAATGTAATTTAAATGGGCGTCAATATATTGGCAAAAAACAGTTTTGGTCTAATCGTTCTAAAAAGGTTCCTGGGAAGAAAAATAGAAAACATATAGTATCTGAATCGGATTGGAAAGAATATTGGTCAAGTTCTGAAGATGTAAAAGCCGATATTGAAAAATTTGGGCAAGAAAATTTTACTCGGGAAATTATCCGAATGTGTCCAATGAAAAGAGATTTGACTTTTGGTGAAGTAGAAATTCAAATAAAATTGGATGTATTAACGGCCTTGCTTCCAGATGGAACTAGGAAATTTTATAATAAAAATATACTTTCTCGCTGGTTTGTTCAACCGAATTTTAAATCAGAAGAAACTAGACAAAAAATGTCTGAAGCCGCTATTAAATTGTGGAAGAATCCAGCACACAAAGAAAAACAGCACCAAAAATCTCAATCCAAAGAAACTAAAAAGAAACATAGTTTGGCAATACATAAACTTTATAAAGATCCGGAATATTGTAAGAAAATGAGTAAAGCCCTGAAGGGTCATGTTGGTGTAATTCATACAGAAGAAACTAAAAAAAATATTGGTAAGAAAAATTCGGATCATTGGAAAGATCCTGTTGCTAAAGAAAAACGAATAGAAACATTTATAAAAATTAGAAATACACCAGAATATAAAGAAAAACAAAGTAAGATCCAAAAAGTTGTTCAGGCTGAAGATTGGAAAATAATTTATCCTAATGGTGAAGAAAAACAAATTAAAAATCTTAACCAATTTTGTAGAGATAATGATTTACAATCTAGTAATATGATCCGTGTTTCTCAAGGAAAACAAGATTATCATAAAGGATTTAGATGCTTTAAAGTTTTATTAAAATAATTTTATTTGGTGCACATCAGGAATTGTAAGTATGCTCATAATGGTAACATTCTTGGCAAATATTTCCATAAAGATATTGTTAATGGCCGCTTGACATTTTAATATCTTTGTGATATACTTTAAGTATGTCGATACTTATAATTCCAGATATTC